CCTTGGGTTGAGAAGCCAGCTTTTCTAAGTGGGCTTTCGCCGCAGCCGAGACAGCCATTAGCTAAGCGCCTCAGTAACGATAGCAAGCCAAGCAGTGCCATTACTTACAACAAGAGCAAACTCGTTATTACCCGCACCGTTGTCGGTGATAGCACGAACTTGTCCAGTGTTAGCTGTAGAAGCAGCGGGCAGCTCTGAAGTCAAGCTGACAGGGAGATTGAAGCCGTTGTTTGATACAACGGGACCAGAAAAGTTAGTAGCAGCCATATTAATTCTCCTGCCGTGTCCGGCGTCAACTCTCGTAACTTGCTAGGAAACGAGATATATACAATTTGTCTTAGGGCTTTATACCACGTAGATTTTGACCAAGCAAATAAAAAAAGCCCTCCGAAGAGGGCTCAGTTTATCACTACTTACGCGCCTTGTGAGCCGTAAATAGCTAAGGGGTCGCTCACGCCGAACGAGTAACGCTCACGAGCTTTGTAGCGGCTGTTGCCGGTATCAAAGTCAGACTCCATTGACGTAGACATCGGAGTACGGACGAAGTGCTTAAGTCCGTTGGGGATGTCAGTAGTCAAGAACCATGCGTCAGTATCGGTCAGATAGTGATTGATCGCATAGCCTTCGGGGATGGAACCGTTGTTGCGAAGAGCGTTCAAATCGTTGTCAGCGGTAGATACCCGACCTTCAGTTTCGAGCAAACGGGTTGCTACGAATTGGAGGTTTGAGGGGATAATCAATTTACGGGGCATAGCCGCGATCAAAAGACCACGCTCATCGGTCCACTGAGAGATAGCGATAACAGCGGCTTCCAAAGAAGTCTCGTTGAGATCCGCATCAACAGCGGGACGGTTTGCGTTCGTTCCACCTGAAACGAGGGGGTGAGCCGTAGAACACAGAGATACACCGTCACCGTAGGTTACGCTAGCGTTAAAAGCGTTGTTCAGGATTGAAGCAGCTTTTACTTGCTTAGTGTATGCCATGGCACGAGCCAGCGCTTTGGTATAACGTGCAGACAAAGAGTCATACAGGTTATCTTCCATGGCTTCCTCAGTAATTGAGAAACCCATAGCGATGGTTTCGTGAGTGTAACGAGCAGTCCATGCTTCTTGAGCACTATCGTACTCAATCGCCGAACCTTCGTCCTTAACGGGTGCCGCTGAGAATCCAGAGAGCTTAGTCTCCTCTTCAAAAGAGCGATCAGAGCTTTCAACTTCAAATATCTCTTTATGCTCTTCGGCGTACTTTTCGTACTCCAAACCAAACAAAGCGTTAAGTCCGGGCAGGAGTTCCTTAAGCAGTTGTGCGCGTGAAATAGCCATTAGTCAAAACTCCTTAAATGCCAGTGGTGTTGTTATACTGATGACCCGCGTTCCATTTAACGAGAGCTTCAGTATAACCACCAGATGCGTTTTTAGTTTCCTCAACCAAACCGATGATACGGAAAGGTAGAGTAGCGGTAGTAGCGGAAGTGTCGGAAATAGCACAAGCTGAGTTACCAGTAGCAGTGCTACCTGTATTATTAACACCTGCGACGTTAGCGCCAATGTCAGTAATAGCCAAATCACCGATAGTTGTTCCAGAAGAAACAACAGCTACCTTAAAGATAACGTTCGGGTCATCAACAACAACAGCTTCAATATCAGAAGCCACTGTGTCCGCTGGGTAATAGTTGCTAAAGATTTTGTACTTAAGTACAGGGTCCGTATAAGAACAGCCCATGAAGACACCAACGGGTGTCATCGCTGCATCAAAAGTATCACGCTGAACAGTACCACCAGTTACCAGAGCAACTGCGTCGCCCTTGAAAATGGAAGTATTGTAACCAGACGCAATTTTAAAATTGCGAGTGGCACCTGCATAAGGTAGACCGTCAACACGGTTTACCGGTACAAGCCCGTAAGGGGCACTAACTGCGGGGTAAGCCATAATAAGCTCCTAAAATAGGTTTAACTACCCTTACCGAAAGTAACTTTACTTTTGCGATCATTAAAAATCGGCATTCGTGCGTCACTTTCTCGCATAAGGGAATTGTCTACAGAGTTCATTTGAGCTTTTGTTTGATTCGCATAATACTCATTACGCTCTTCAACAAGCTCCACTGGTGCCTTGCAGAGCATTAACCCGCCCATAACAACATTATCCTTGAAACGCGCTTGTTCCACGGTGACCATTGCTATTTCAGGGTGATCTTCTGCTCGACAGGGTTCCCAGCCTTCACGAAGTTTTGAGGAAACATTGGTAGGATCAACTTGTCCTTGGGTCGCTACTCGTATCCAACGATACTTCCAACCATCTTGAGCTTCGGGTGTCGGCAAAAGCTCTGGCGGAACCCAAGAACGTTTACGAACGTCTGCTGCTCGTGTCTCGGCTGTTCTTGATGTTCGGTTCTGCTTAGTAACTTGATCGTTCATCCCTTAGTTTCCTTTTTTCATTTCTGCTGCCATCTGTTTGGCGTAAAGTTCAAGAGGTACGCCCAGTCGTTTTGCAATAGCTACCTGACTTTTTGTGAGAGATACCTTTTTAGGGGCACGGCTTCTCGTGGCAGGTGCTACAACATTTCTCGCTGACTTGGGGTCTCCTCTTTCTAACCCGAACTGGTCGGGAAAAACCTCTCTCATACGAGAATTTATATTCTCGTAGTAAACGTCACTTTTAGGGTCGATTCCACTTTTAACAAGTTTCTGATGCAGACCCAAAGCGAAGCTAGTCATTTCATCGTCCTTGCCAAACCAAGCGTTTTCCTTGGCCCAACTCTCTGCTCTTTCGTCTCGTTGAATCGGTGTCGGTGCTGGTTCAACTTTACTAGGAACAGTCGATGATTGTTCAGTTTTTACATTAGTTTTTTGGCTTTGTAAAGCTGTAGATTTGATACCAGAAAGTTTAGACTCTCTGGCGCGAGCTTGTGCTAAAGCCTCCTCTGCTTTTAACAGCTTATCAGAATCTCCATTCTCATACGCGGTCTTGTACAAAGCCTTGGCTCTGGCAAGGTCCGAAGCTACTTGACGCTTGGCTTGCTCAATAATTGCACTGCGACTCTTGCTCACATCACCCTTTAACTTTTCGTTTTCATCACGAAGTTGTCGGGCTAGTTGCTCCAAAGCCGCTCGCTCACGAATGGCGGCTTCCTTAGCCCTGCGCTCATCGTGATAACCTTTAGCAAATTTTTTGACTCTCTTTTGAATTGACTCGTCATATTTTGCCAATTCCTCATCAGTTACATCTGCTGGGGGTTCTGGCATAGGTTCCCGATTACGATCTTCAGGGGGAGTATCGTCAATGATTTCGTACTCAAACTCCTCAGAATCTTCAACTTTAGCCTTCCTAGAAGGGCGAGTGTTTATTTCCTCCGCACTACTAGATTCGATGTCGATATCCATATCTTCCTTTGCCTGCTTCTTTTCATGTGGAAAGGTGAAAGAATCTCCAACTTGTTGAAAAGCCATGATTTTTCTCCTTATACCGCTGTAATCGCTGATGGGTCGGCAACAACCGCTTCCAAGCTATCGTCATTCATAAGACGTAACTCTTTACCGCCGACTCTAAATCGAGTTCCGCTGTTACTGCGAAACATCACGTAGTCACCAATTTTGCACCAAGGGCCGTTAGGAAAACGTGAAGTATCGCTATAGGCTTCACTACCCATATCAACAACTAAACCAACCATAGAAAGCAAGCCTTCATGGTTCATGGTCTTAGCGGACTTTATAATCCCGCTTTTGTACTTCTCTTCAACTTCAGGCATAGCCACTAAAATGTGGTAGCCTACTGGCTTCGGAATACACTCATCCCGCAATTCAGCTTCTGGCTTATCACCAAAATCTAGCTCTAACTGTATGGGTTTGCTACTCGTCGTCATAATCAAATTCCATTTGTTTTTGCTCAAGGTCTTTTACTATGTTTAAGGCTGAGGTGAGACCTTGGATAACACCAGCAAGCCTTTGGTACTCATTGAAAGATTCAATATTCCCTAAGACGACTACTTGGGATATTCGATCAATTTGTTCGTTTATTGGATCTTTTATAACATCAAACAATGTTTTAGGCATTATTATTCCCTTTATAGGATATTTCTAATGTTTTGAATTTCTTGTAAACGGAGCTTCGCCCTCTCTACGTCATCCGTGTTCGCTAGTTTGTCGCTGTCAATTTGGAGTTGAAGATAGAGTTCCTCTCGGTCAAGATGCAACTTCTGCTGTTCAGTGAGTGCCTTGGTTTGGCTCTCTGCTTCCTTCCTAGCCTGCTCCCGCATTTTGATTTGAGAGTCAATGTTAGCTTGTTGTTCTTTGAGTGCCTGCTCTCGATCCTTTCGTGCTTGCTCTTGCTGCTGCATCTGAATGACAGGATCTTGCATTCTCTGAGCCGCTTGCTGTTGAGCCGCTTGCTGTTGACTCTGCTGGGTAAGCTGAGAAGAGGCTTTAGCAACGAGTCGGGACAGTTGAACTTCCATATCTTCGGGTAGCTGCTCACCCGGTGCGGGAAGTGATACACCCAACTGCTTTTCAACATCTGCGCGGTATTTAAACGACAAGTGTTCAACGATATGGGCTTGAAGTGATGAGGTTATCTGCTGAGCCATTGGGTTTTGACCGACCATTTGCATAATTTGTGGGTTCTGCATCATGGATATATGTGTCGCTATATGTGCGTCGTGGTCTTGGTATATAAAGGCTTTTAGCGGTGTACCCAACATTGCGTCCATATTTTCGCTAACGGGGTCTTTCGGACTGTGCTCTTTAGTGCTTGGTATGAGCTTGTCGATGTTCTTAATGCCCAAAACCTCAAGCATTTGTCGATGTAGCTCGGGTAAATCGTAAATTTGAGGGGCACCTTGGGCCATTTGAAGAGCCGCTTGGTACTGAGTTACCCGCTGAGCCATTGTTGAGCTATTCGGGTCACTAACCGGTATGACCTCAACCAAAGAGTAGTCTTCACGACGAGCCATTCTGTCGCCAGACGCAGGGTTGTAATCGTAAACCGATGGGGTGTATTGAGCGATTATGACCTTGAGAAGTTTAAACTCCTGTTTCATCGCGTAGTGGACACGCGCTTGAACCGCCGTCATAGGCTTAAGAGTTCGCTCAAGGAGCGCAAGAGTTGTACCGACTGGAGCATTTGCCGACATATCGGAAATGTTCAAATCGCTGACCGCGCCTAAACGACGACCTTCTTCGGTAATTTGATTTAATAACGCAAGGAGGGTTTGACTTGGCTCCTTATAAGGTAGTGGCATTAAGTTCTCACGTAGAGAACCACTTGTGACGTCCACATCTTTCCACTCACCGGGGGCGATTGGCGTGTCGTCGCCTCGTACTCGCAGGTCTCGGGTTTTCAGACCCCCCGGTAAGTTAGCCAGCGTACCCGCGTCCACCAGCTGTCGGATTAGGCTCGTACCTGCGCGAGAGTAGCCACCAATGATGTGGATTAAGCCCAACCCGTAAAAACCAAATCCTTGTAAGTAGGTATAGTGAACAAAATGCTGCCGCTTGAGCATTTTAGGATCGTTCTCGTCCCAGTTCCTATAGATAGAAAGAACTTCGCCAGACGAGCTATCCACTGTAATTACGTAGGGTTTAGCGAGACCATCTTCATCGTCAAACCCTTCAATCGTGGTATCAACGTGAACTTCAAAAAGAGTATGGCGGTTATCCTCATTTACAGTGAAGCCGTCGGTCTCAGCTTTCTTTTCATCAATATCAGTCTGAAACGCGCTCGGCTCGCCCAAGTCAACACTGCGGTAGAACCCGCTAGCCATCAAACGCTCAATTTCGTTCTCAGTTTTACGCATGATGTGGGTTACGCGCTCAGCGGTATTTAAGTTAGCCGCGCCGTAAGGGACGATAACTTCCTCAGCTGCCACATAACTAGCCACTTGGCGACCAAGATGTAAGTCATAATAGACCTTTTTAAACGCGCTACCGCTCAAACCCAGACTGTACAAAAGCCGCTCATGCTCAGCGCGATACTCATCCATGACCTCTTGAAGCTGATAGTTCATATCAGCTTTTACACGCTGAGCTGCTTCTAATTTCTCTTTTGTTTCGTCGCCGATGATCTTAGTCTTTACTGGACCTGTCGCGGGAAAAGTCTCCGTCATTGTCTCAGCTTGGAAGCGGATAGCTGCTTCGCTCAAGACGCTTGAGTACACACCGCAGGCTCCTTCCCAAGGCATGGTGCGCTCTTCGTGTTTTAGACCCAAAAGCTCAAGACCCTCAACGAACGTATCTGCCCAGTCCTTTCGACTAGCAATATCAGTGTCAATGTGACTTACCAACTCCTCGCCAATGGTGCGTAACTGGTCTTCATCCATATAGCTGGCTAGGTTGTCATTAAATGAAACAACGAGATCCTCCATATCACCGGGGATTATCGCTATCTCGGTACTCCCATCATCAATCATCACGGCATCTGGATTGACAATCTCAATCTCTATCTCTTGGCCGCCCCCCTCCATGCCCTCAACCTCGGTTTCAAGACCAACGGGCATTCCCATAATTCCTTTTTCAATAGCCATCTATATTCGTCCTAGTAGTACGCCGCTTGGCGATGCCTTCTAAAATACTGCTCGGGTTCTGGTTCATCAGTGGGTAGTCGAATGAAACCGCCTTGTCTAAAACGCATTAGCGCCATAACAGTGCTGTCTACTCGGTCGTCGTGCGCTCCAAAAGGAAATGCCGCAATCTCGTCAACGAGCTGCTCCGCCCAACGGGTCTGGGGTACCCAACACATACCACTGCTAACAATATCAGACACGGAGTTCAAACGAGCAATTTTATCGCCGGTACCACGATGCGGCGTATACTCACTAACAGGTATCCCTGATCTACGCATTTCCTGATATATTACCACACCTGCTGACTTTTTCTCAACAATAAACGAGTCGGGCTCCCACTCCCGATACTCATCCAAACACAACGCTTTCAGTTCTGGGAACTCATACCGATCACATATACTGTTTAGCAGGATTATCTGATACTCGTTGTCGTGCTCGTTGAAGAACACACCCCATGTCGTCAACGACGTGTAGTCCGCACGGTTGTGCTTCTCTGCCGCCGCGTCAAGTGACATGATTATATACTCACATCTCGGCGGGTCGTTGTCGCGCCATGTGCGCCACCACTCACGTTTTATCAGTGCGGCCTCTTCCGCCGTCGGCTTCTGCTGATACTGCGCGTTCCACTGGAATGTGGGCATCGACGCTTTCGTTCTGTGCAGTGCCTCGATGTCAAAGAACTCAGGCCACAGCGGTTTCTCAGTTATCTGCCCGTCGTCCCCCTCGATCTCTAGAATCGCAGGAAACTCAAAAATCTCATACTGATCTGCGCGATTGTTCTTCGCCATATCTTGGGTAAGGCGTCCGATCAAATCAACTTCGGACCACCGGGTGTGGACAACAGCAACAGCCCCTCCGGGCATCAAGCGCGTTCTGGCACCGAAGGTAAACCACTCATACGCCTTATCGAAGACTTCCACGTTCCCGTTGAGGATATCTTGCTCATTATGGGGATCGTCAATAATAAGCAAATGAGCACCGCGACCAGCGAGAGCAGAACCAACACCGCAAGCATAGAATTCACCACCGTGGTTAGTGTTCCAACGACCAGCCGACTTAGAGTCCGAAGCAAGTTCAACATTAGGAAAAACCTCCTTATAGGCATCGCTGGAGATCAAATTTCGCACTTTTCGACCAAAATCTACCGCCAAATCGGTCGTGTGCGACACCAACAGTACCTTTTTATCAGGGTTTTTACCCAGATACCACGCTGGATAATAGATAGAAGACATCTGGCTTTTGCCATGTCTGGGGGGTACAGATACGGTAATTCGGTCCTTTTTACCCTCTTCAATCGCCATGTACAGGTCAGCAAGCCGCCTGTGATGTTTACCTACGATGTAATCTGGCTGCATGTGTCGACAGAAGGCGATGAAATCGCTATATATGTTTGCTATATACTCCCGCCGCAGCAGCTCATCCAGCATCTTGTTGATTTCTGCGATCTCGACCTCTGTGTACTGGTCAAGATTCTTCAACATCAGCCGAAGCTCCGACTTAGAAAACGGCAGAGCTGCCTCGGCATTGGTCATCTCTTTGCTCATTCAGAGACTTCTATGATCTCAGCGTCTTCGATCTCGTCGGGATTCACATCCCCTACGATCTTTGCGAGCTTGGCACGGTGGCTCTCCCTCAGCTCATCGCCACTCTGGTGGGTGACGGTTATCTCCCGTTTCTCAGTGAACAAGCCAACGTCGCTGATTTTCCCTAATAACTCAAGCGCTCGCATCCTCACCTTGGCATCTTCATTTTCGGTCTCCAATAACAACTTATTGGTAACGAGGTTGCGGATTCGCATGGCGTCATCGACGACAACCTGACCAAAAACGTCCAAAAGATTTTTTGCCAACACAAGGGCAGGGGTAGGCGTTCCCGCCATCCGCCCATCTGTGACCTTTTTCGATGTGCCTTCGGGGTCTTCGGCATAAGCAGTTAATAGGGTGGCGGCTACTTCGTGGTCTACGTCATCGGGATCGTCAAACTTTAAGCCGTGCTTCTCCAACTCTTTGGCGGTTTCGCATACGGCCTCTAGCCGTTCCCGAAGATCTATGTACGGTACCGTGGGGGGAATTTTTATGACAAGTTCTGGCACAGCCAAGATACTGTTCAAAATACACCTAATTGTTTGCAAGCCTATAGCCGATGCGACAATAAATAACAGAAATTAAAAATTAATACAACTACCCCGAAAATAAATCGTAGGTACCATCAAGGGGGGTGTTTCCTATATGAAGGGGGTACCCCCTAACCCTACCCCCCTACCCCTTTTTGGGGGATACTGTGTAAATATACAGTAGGTACGTCTTGCGCCCAAAGGTACGTCTTGCGCCCAATCTCAAAAATAACTTGGTCGTTTGTGTGGAATAGTATGATACATGAGCCGCGAGTCCCGTAATGACAGCGGGGGCATAGGGGTATAGTAGGGTCGACCCTACCCCCTAGAATCGGCTTACACCAAAAGAAAAAAGTTATGCGGACCGCATAACAAAACCATTCGCGATCAATAACACTGATAAAGTTTGATAATGTCGGGGAATTCCTTGTACTCTATAACTAATTATGAGTAAATGGGCCCATCGAGCGGCACATGTCGTGCATAAGACTTGATACTTAGGGAGAGACAATATGTCTAATCTTAATAAATACGCTCGCGACGTTATCGCGGTAGCAGTTGATGCAGTTGTCGGAAATGTTCAGGCGGAGTCTTTAACCACTCGCTTGACAGATCTTGTTTTGAGCAAGAAGTTTCCGGTAGAGGCATTCAGTGCCCCTAAAAAGGATGAGCGCGGAGAGGTTCCATTTATCAAGTATGATGGTGGATCTGTCAATCATCCCGCTTTCTGGAAAGGCCTGAAATTAGCGGTGGCTGAGACATTGCCCGAACACGATCGGCCCTACGCGGTCCATGACAAGTTCAACGATTATCTGTCGGCGAACTTTAAAGAGGCTGAGATTGGCAAGATGCCATTCGATGAGCGGGAGAAGCGAAAGGATCGTTTCAGAGAGGCGCGTCAACGGATCAACCCGCGGATTGCTCACATCCGGAAAGCGATCGAGAAGGCCTATAGGGCCGACTCTGAGCCGACTCAAACCACTCCGGAGCAACGGGCGATAAAGAGCCTAGTCTCTATGTCGGAGCGTATTGGCAAGATGGAAGTGACAAGCAAGCAATTGCTTGATGCGAAACGTCACATTGATGCGGCGATCGCGGCACTCAAGGCTGAGTAACTCCACCAACCAACCCCGCTTCGGCGGGGTTTTTTTAACTATGAGGGAATAAGTTATGCACTATACGAAAGATTTTTCTACTCTTGACGGCCAAGCGAGAATTGACGCGGCGCTAAACGCGACTAGGGAATATTTGGGCGATGCGCAATTCACTAAATTTATGGATGCACTAGCAACCTATCCGAAACCCGATCTTGAACACTTTGCAATAATGATGTCATTTGCCGGTGTTCAAGGTTATCCGGTCGAGGCAATCTACGCCACGGTCTGGAACTAACCACCAACCCCGCTTCGGCGGGGGTTTTTTTGGCCTTTTTTTTGCTCTTCTACTGGTATCAGGTAAGCCAACGGGTGGTCTCCATAATGTTATGCCGGGCGCATAACGAGCTTTTGGCCTTTAGCGTAA